ATTCGTTGCCATCAAATCCAACATTATTATATCCGCGAATATCAAGAGGATCGCAATATTTTTTATCTGCGGCTATTTTACAGTGCTTGCCCCCTCGCTTTTCACATTGCACAACTTTGGGTACTCCCTCTTCTTCGGCGTATTCAATGTACTTACTGCAATCATTATTTTTTGCTTTTATGTCCGAGCAAGACTTTGTGCACTTCCATCCAGTACATCCAGCATATTCCAACTCATCATCATCCATCTTATCATAATTTTCCCTTTGGTATAGAGGTTCTGAAGTAACTCCTATCCAAGTATTTTGTAATACTTGATAACTCATTTTATTATAATTGATTTTTTTTCTATATTTTTCATATTATTAATAATCCTAATAAAAACAATTATACTGGTGCTGCTGCTGGTGCTAATGACGGATTCATTCTTTTATCATCTGGTATGCACTTAAATTCACCCCACCCGGCCGCTTCTCCAGTACTTTTAATTTTTGTATAACAATAAACATTATAAGGGGCGGGGGATGTAGCATTCTCTGTTTTGTAGTGTTTTAAACAATTTGTAATTTCATCCCATCCATTGAAACCACTAAAATTTGAACATTTATTAGTGGACCTAAAGTGTGTATATGGATCGCAAGGTTCGCCGCATATATGCATTTCATCCCCCACATCAGTCGCTGAACCACATATATTTGTAGCCTTCGAAAACGGAGTATATTCTGCATCGGTAAATTTGGATCCTGTATCTGCTTTACATTGATTTTTATTCGGCTTCTTCATACATGGAACAGTATAATTGACACCGACGGGTGAGCTCTCCATTTTATAATAATGATTGCAATGTTTCTTGTCAGCTTCATTTTTGCAACTTCCCACATAAGAAGTTGGGCTGCTGCCACAATTATAATAATTTTCTATTGAATGGACAGGTTCTGAAGTAACTCCTATCCAAGTATTTTGTAATACTTGATAACTCATTTTATTATAATATAATTATTACTAAAAAAATATGAAATTGTCAAAAATTTATAAATTTCATATTTGAATTTTACTTTTTAAGTAAAAAGAATTATTTTATATTGGTGGTGAACCAGCAATTACTTTTGTGTGACTTGGTTTGCAATCAACATTTGCCAGTAAGTTGCCAACCCTGGAAATATTAGCTTTGCAATAAACATCATGTTCGCCGCTACTTGGACTACCCTCTTTGTAGGAACTTAAACACTTCTTTACGTTTGCGTCATTCGATCCGTTAAAAATATCACATGTTGGAGCTGCTTCAAAAAATTTGTATGGATAACAAGGGTCGTCACATATATAATAACCGTCATCGGAATTGCCACACTTATTATATTTAAGTTGTGGCTTAGTCGTCGAGTCCGCCGTGTTTGCTTTACATTTATTACCTTTCTTCATACATGGAACAAAAAGGTCATCTTCTATTTTATAGTATTTATCGCATTTATCAGTTGATATTGATGAACAATCTGTGGTTATTTTATCACAATTGTAATTTTCTCTAGTATTGTACTCAGGTACATAATTTTCTCTTTGGTATCGAGGTTCTGAAGTAACTCCTACCCACCACATATTTTCATTTTTGTGATGAATCATTTTATTATAATTGATTTTTTCTATATTTTTTTTATGAGAAAATTTAAAAATATGAAATGGATTGGTGGGAAATTAGGAGATAATAATAAACCAGGACTTAAGAATCAATATTGTATTGTAGATAATAGTTATGTACTAGTAAAATTACAAGACGATTATGTTATGAAGTGTTCTATTGAAGATTTACCTATTGTTGAAGAACGGGTTTGGACATACAATAAAGGTAGAGGTAAGAAAACTGGATATGTAACTTCTCGAGCAAGTGTAAGACGAAATCAGGAACACGCATTGTTTCACAAAAGAATTAATACTGGATATTATGAAGTAGATCATATTAATAGAGATGGTTTGGATAATAGACGTGAAAATTTGCGCGAAGGTGGTAATTATGTAAATGCTAATAATAAGAGTATGCAAAAAAATAACACTTCAGGAGTTACTGGAGTGTATAAAAGTGGTAATAGTTGGGTTGCACAATGGCAAACAACAATAATACTTGAAAATGGTGAAAAAAAGAAGAAGAGACACCGCCCAGCTTTTAGTATTGCAGAATATGGCGAAGAAGAAGCTTATAGATTGGCGGTAGAAACAAGAACAAATGCGCAAAATAATAAGAAAAAAAGATTAAATATAAATTGATATAAAAATATTTAACATACTATAATTTTAGTAATTATAATATGAGTGCAGAAGAATCTGTAAGAGATTTAGAATACGAAGCTAATAATAAGATTGAAAACACTGATAAAATTAAATGCAAAAATTACAAATTTTGTAATAAGTGTGTTGAAGAAGATATAAAAGGTTATTTTTGCGAAATATGTGGAGAAGGTGATTCAGTAAATGGTAGTTTATTCATAAATAAATATGGAGATGAGTATTCATATATTATTGGTCCCCATGGATGGGGAGAATTAGAAATGGTAGAAAATTCAGATGAATGCCCTATTTGTTTTGAATCAAATAATACAAAAATAAAATTTCCATCTGGTTGCGGACATTCATTCTGTATAGATTGTACTAAAAATATTTTAATTTGGGAAGCACCAGAAATAGATGAACCTTCATATGAATCTTACGGTTGCCCTCCATGTCCTAATGGTTGTAATAATCCACCATTAGGGAAACAATGTAATTGCGATGAGTATGTTAAATGGTGTGGGGAAGATGTAGTACCAGATGATAGAATATGTATTGTAGAAAAATGGAGAAGAACAAATGAAGAAACTAGAAACAAATATTATGAAAGAGAAATAGAAATTGATTCTAAAATTATAGAAGATTTAGTTTCTGAAGAAAATACACGAGGAAATATGAGATGTCCATTGTGTAGAAGTAAGTTTATGTCTAAAAATGATACAATAAGAGAAGATATAGAAGATAAAGGAGAAGATGGAGTGCCTGATAGATATTATGAATTTGAACCTGAACATGTAGTATCTGCAAGAATATATTATGATGATGATGGAAATCCGATTGAGTAGATGTTATCTTTTTATTTTTGGATAAAAAGATAAGATTTTTGAAAAAAAAGAACAAAATAGGTTTGATTTGCGAATAAAATAATTCGAACTGGATTTGCCTATAAGACCGGGAAACCTAATGCGCCCCCGCTAATACGGATAATATTGTTATTGACGCAGGTGACGATGAACTCGTAGGTTTGTGGGAAATTGGCGCCAGCAGGGCCCATACCGGAAGCGGCGGTGACGGCGGCAGCCGACGATTCTGGGCCGATGGAGACATTGGTCAATTTGCCGTAATTGGTTGAGCCCATTGGGTCAAGAGCGTAGAAGTCAAGCGAGTAAGTGTACATGTGGTAGCCAGTGTCAAGAGGAATGACTGGAGCACCGTAGTAAGGGTTAACAAGCGAGAAGTAGTCCGAGCCCATTTGCGAAAGACGGGCGGTGTTTTCGTAGATGAGTGTGGTGCTGAGGATGGGGTCGGCGGAGCCAGGAGGGGTGAAATTGACGGTAGCAGGGCCGCAAACAGGTGATGAGGTGAGGTAATTCGACCATTCTGCGCCGGAAGTTTTATTGCGTACGGCAAAGAAGAGAACTTTGACGGCGTGCGAGAAGCGAATGTCGTATGTTGGGTTGGGGCAAGTGGTTGGGACAAAAGTTTGTCTGGGTGCGGTTTGAACTTGTTCAATAAGAATATCGCGAGGAGCACAGGCCATGCGTTTACGCTCATCATTGGAGACAATAGCGTATGTGGCCCATACTTGGGTGGTACCAACAACTGGGGCGGTGGCAATGTCTTGTCCAACAACGATGTTGCCGTATTGGTTGCCGGCAGCGGCGGAGTTATTGAGGATAAGAAGTTGCGACCAATCACGGAATGAGAAGGTGATTCTCATTTCATTGTATGGTAGGGCAGCAGTAGGGAGGGCAACACCCGAGTCACGAGTGTAGAAGAAAGGAAGTGGGAGATTGAGGGTGAATGCGGGAATAGTAACACCAGGTGCTCTAGGTCCAGTTAAACCGTTGAAATTACCAATCATGTTATTGTAACCATTTCTTTTGCCAGCAGGAACAGTGAAGGCAGCCCAGAAATCGAGATGATAGTTATCAAATCTGGCAGCAACTAAATCATTGAAAGTGATGCAGCAATCGGCGATGATGTTGTGCATGAAATTGCGTGTCCATCGAAGTCTACCGTTGGCACCGAATTGGTTACCAGCAAGTAGAGTTACAGCTGGGGTTTGTAGGCGGAGCCAAGTATTTAGTAAATAATCTCCAGCACGGGAAATAGATACAGACCAGTCTTGGGCGAAAGCAGGTGAGCCAGAAGCTCTGCTAAGAACAACAGGTACTTGTGTGAACCAAGTAGATTTTCTTGTCTCACGGACAAAATAGGCGGTGGCGTCAGGGCCGCCGTATATGTATTTCTCAACTTCGTCAAAGGTGGCTAAATCTATGAAGCCAGATGTTACATTCGATGCGCAAAGAGTATTACCGCTCATTGTGTTTTTTTCTTATACTACAATATTTTTTTAAATTTAAAAAAAAAATCTTGTTTTTGGTTTAAAGATTTTTTATAATAAAACACACATGACGAGTGTTGATATACTATCTATTGACAACGAAATAAAAGAATATTTTGAAAAGGAGTATTCAAGATTGCCGGAAATTAAGAAAAACTTGAAGGAGTTGAATAAAGTTTTGGAAAAAGATGGTTTATCAATAAAAATAAAAAAGAATATTGAGAAGGCGATAAAAATCTGCGAAGACAATATAAAAAAAATAGAATTGCAGGATGAATATAATTTTTATGTGGCAAATACATTACCACTATTGGAAAAATATCGTAAAAAGTTGAATGAGCCAGTAAAGGTAAGTTTTGTTGGGAAAATAGAAAATAACAATAGTGAAAAAGAGAGCATAATAAATGAATATTTGGAAATAAGTGACAAATATATGAATATAAAAAATAAACGAAATGTAAATGATAAGAATAATGACAATAAAATAGAATGTAATAATTGTTCAAATAAGAATAATTTTGATATTTACGATGGAACAATATACATATGCAAGGAATGTTTTTCGCAGCAAAATATCTTGTCACACAATTCGTCGTATAATGATATAGATAGAGTTAACATA